GTTAAGCCCACCATAAAGAAAGTTAGTGGCGTCAATCTGATTGCCTGCGTTGTTTTGTAGAATGTTACCGATAGAGTTAGCCATATTCGTACCGGCCTGACCTTGAGTGTTGACTGTACCGAGGCCCATATTCGCCAGACCTGATAGACGTGAATAAATATCACCCTGCCGCTGGTAATTAAGACCGTAATCAGTAAGGGCGTTTCCTCGATTCGTATTGTACGTCTGGAGCTGTTGATTAAAGGCTTGAGGGGCATATTGAGATGCTAATCCTGTTGCTCGGTTTTGAAGGTCCATTAACAGATTCCCAGAACCCAATTTACCCTGTGACGCAGCCCCGCGTGTAGCGGCTCTCATGGCCTCGTTTAAGGCGAAGTTATAACCAGGGTCGGCCTGTAGGTTAAACTGGAAATCAGGGGTTCCCTGGAATTGGGGAAGATTACCCGTCATTCCCTGTAACTGGTCGAGCGCGTTATACCCAGCTTCCCTATAAGGAGCGAGGTTCTGTTGCAGGATGTCAAATTGTCTACGCTGTTCTGCTGTAGCACGTTTTGATGCCTTAGCTGACGTTCGTGACGCACTCTTAGCGCCCTGACTAGATAGCGCTCCTCCAATAATTGAACCACCTGCTATAGCTGCTGACGCGCCCATAGTATCACCTCAACTCAAAGTTACGTTCTATTTCAATAAAGCCGAACTTTTCCAGTAACGGCCCGAAATCGTGCTTAGTCTTCATGTGTATATGTATTACCCCAACCCCTCGTTCTTTAAGACAATCTATCGTGAACTTAAGAAGCGATGAAAATACACCCTTTTTACGGTATTGAGGATGAATGAATAAGATATCGTTATCAGACATCAACCAATCCTTATAATGTAAGTGAGGTGCTATGAAGTTGATTATGTAACCAACCAACTCATCCCCATCCCTTACGGTAGTAACTAGAAGCCTTCCAAGTTCGTCTAGTTGGATATATGACTCAAAATCTGGGTTTAATTTAATCTCTTCCTTGTTTCTAGCAATTTCTTCCCAGTGGAGGTTGAAAAGGTCTATTCCGTCTTTGTAGAAATCTTCAAATTTCTCTATTTGGTATCTCATACTCTATATGATCCAGATACCCATACTTGTCCTGCATCGGTAAACTCAGATAACAGAAGTTGTGTAGCACCTCCTGAATCATCATATAGATAAAGAATAATATAATTTGCCGTCGCCGGAACAGACCCAAAAACACTATAACCAGCAGTTATTGACATATTGAACGCTCCTACCGTAAATGTCGTTACGTGAGGATTTGCGCTAGTAAATGGAAGATTACCTATTAACGCTGTTTGACTTGTAGTTAAAGTCCCAAGACTTGTAACGTAAAGAGCGATGTCGAAAAATACCCTGTTACCTATCTTTGTATAATTACCTGTTTGAGTTGCATATGTCTGACCTTCGGCATCGCTGTGTGTAAAGTCCCATATTGCCGGTGTAAATGTTCCTTCTTCGTAATCATCTAATGTATTAGGATCTGAACTAGCTTCCTGAGTAGCAGGGAAAGCTATTTGACCGCCTGTGGCAGTTATTAGACCAGAAGCCGTTAAAGTCGCTACACTAAGGTCTGAGCTAATACCTAAATTTTCTGATATTGCGTTCCAGCCATCGGAGGCCTGGTTGATCTTTAACGTAACAGATTGATACTGACCCAGTGATGTGACTTGCAAGCTATCCGCCCCGTTAGGCGCGATAGTCAGCGCAGAGGCGTTGTTATTAATGATCGTTACGATAAAATCACCCGTATCCGAAGCGGTTGCAGTCGCTGAAGCCGCTGGGAGCGTAGCGGTCAAACTAGAGCCGTTGAACTCTATAGTGTCACGGTTATCGGTGACAGCAATGGTGTAACCAGCTGTCTTGGCTTGAGCCGCTTGCTTATGGTTGGTCTCGAACTGAGACTGATTTAACGCCGATCCTGTGACTGATGGTAGTGATAGATCACTCATATTCAATAGCCTCTAAACGTACCTGATCGGTACTCGTTATGCTTAAATTATGATTCCTGCGATGGAAGTATCCTGTTCGATTAAGTCGCTTAAAATTGGATAAGTCCATACTCTTAGCAGTGTTAAAAGAGTTACTGTCTTCGTTAGACCAGCTTACAGAAAGCGTCTGAGAAATAGATGTTCTGTCTCCGATGACCGAAAGCGGACCGGGAAACTTTCTATCCCAACTCCCAAAATCAGTGGTTCCTGATCTAATACTCATGGCAATGGTATCTGAGGAACCTGGAATAGTTGCGACAATACCCGGCTCTACAATGCCATCCGCGAGTATCTTGATAGTCAAGGAAGAATCAGTCGGAGAGAAATTGTCATTTAACGTAAAGACATCCCCATTAGTGAAAATCCCCTCTCCGTACCTCGATCCTGAACTACGGATAGACCAGTCCATTAAAGGAAACTTGGTCATTGAGTTAATACCGGTATCCCACTCATACCAGATTCCATTATCATCATCGTAAACCAAAGTAATATAAGGGACTACATGGGAGGCTAACTGGTATAGCGTCATTATGTAAAAAAGTTTACCGTTAGCCGAAAACCCACTTCCCTGTATCAACACTGAGTCTTTTACTATCGATTGGGTGATGAGGCTAGACATATCAGGTGGTGAGATTTCGACTAATTGAAAGTCTTGTAACTTATAAACTCGCCTCGCACCGGGGGAGTCCGTGCCTACAAGGAAATGAACATCTCCAGCTTCCCATACTGACCGGCCATCAGCACAGCCGATTGTATAAGCTATGTCCTGCCTGCGGTTTAACGGGCTTCCAGAGGCATTGGAGGCATCATAAAAAAACTCCGTTGTACGGACACCGTAAAATACAATATGGTCGTGGTGTTTCCCTACATAAACGCCGCCGTCGGGTTCTCGTTCAGCCTCTTGATATGAGGTAGACGTCCACGCCGTTGTAGAACCGTTATCCGAGTTATATAAATTCCCGTCCGTGTCACCTACGAACACATATCCATCTAGCACTGCTCCGCCGTAACACAAGGTAGCAGAATGAGTCGCGTTAGGCGGAAAGTCGGCGTCTGAGATTGCTGATAACGTATCAGAAGAATTAAGGCTCCAGCCCTCGTTATTTTCGGGGTCTAAAATGATTAAAGCTGATCCTAGCTCTAGTATTTGACACCGATCCGTTCCTGCCGTTAATCCGGAACTTATAACTGTAGAATAGCCGTTCTTGTACAGGGTATCGTAATTGATAAAATACTTAGCAGTCTTAAGGTTCCAGTAATAAATCCCCCTACCGTCCTGATCTGAAACAGTCGCGGAGGCGTCAGCGGTTACGTCTATGGAAGGTCTCTGGGTAACGTAAGTCCTGTCAAAGACTTTATTAACCATCCCATTAGTAATACCGCTTTCAAGCTCGTAGATCGTAGCGCCTGAGAAGCGATTGATTTTATACGGAACCGCTAGAGGTATCCTCATCCTGCGTCAGACCTCTTGGGTCCGCCTGAGATACGCTCAGTTTTATATTCTTTGTGAATGATAGCTTTCGCACTTTGATATTTAGACTCCCACAAAGGAATCCTGTTATCTTCCCTAATCAGCGCCGCCGATTCTGCAAGAGAAGCCCAGAACAAAAGATCAGGGGCGTTATCAGTAAACCAATTGGTATTTAAGGTATTCGTAAGAGAAGGTAAACGTTTATAATAAGTCCCCTGTAAAACATAATTCTGATCAGGATATGGGCCAAATATGAAGTTATTTATCTCCCTGGCGATCATTCTAGGTCTAGATTGAGCCGTTTGTGTTGGGTATTTCTTGTTGATGTAATCTGTCAATTTACGTTCAAGATAGTATCGTTTCGAGTTATACGTAATATAGGCTTCTTTCAATTCGACGTAATCACTCGGGACTGTCGCTACTCCACCTGACATGGTTACATTAAGAGTAGCCTCCATTCCTCTACAGCGGATATCACGATAAATCCTCTGCTCCCCCAATTGGATCATAAGGGGAAGTTGGGCAGTGAGATCATCACTGTCCAGCATGGTTAATAGTTCAGTTTGCAGCGAGGTGTAGTCCGCTATCAAGCCCATCTAAATAATCTCTCAAGTTTTCGCTAATCTGTTTCGGATTCCAGTCGTGAAATAAAGAGACAGAATCCGCCCATACATACTTATCTCTGTAGTAAAGCCAGCCTGTAATCTCAGGTACTAAAACCCACGCATTTACCCCTAATCCACCGGCTAATTGATTAACCGAGGTCGGTACGCCAATTACAAGGTCCAATTCCGACACTAGCGCCGCCGTGAAGTCGTAATTCTTTTCTTCCGTGATCCAGGGGAAGTGGTGAATTTCGATATTATTCTTCTTCTTAAAAGCCTTAATCTTGTCAGAAGGATCGTTATACTGTAGTGAAATGAAGTCACAATGCTTCCCTCTAAGAATAGGTAACAGGCTTTCAAGTGATTCCTGTCTAAAGTGACACCTTGACCTCTCAGTCCCTCCTGTCCACGCTATTCCTACTTTCGGACGGCTTGAGATAGAATCTAACAAGGCCCTCATTGAGACCTTCATTTCCTCATCGGCCTTCAGGTAAGGTTTACCGTCAAAATCCTCATCTGTCTTTCGATAGAACATCCCTACACCAGCTTGGGTTATCTGGGCATCCGGTTTGATTCCTACAGGGATTTCTACGTGGTCATCCCATCGTGAGCCTATTACATGAACGTTTGGAAATGACCTTTGCATTAAATTCTTAAGCCGAGGCATACAATCATAGATAACCGTACAATCCTTGGACATATCGTTTAACATCGAAGAATAAACTAACTCGTCTCCTATCCCCTGTTCACCGTTGACGAATACTGTCTTCCCCTTTGTTCCGTCCCATTCCGGGAGGTCGCCGTATTGAACTAACGGGCGTGACCGATGGCCCAACATGGCGTGATAGGCTTTGAATCCATCCTCCCACTTACCTAGAAAGAACGAGGCAAACCCTTTGCACGAAGTCGCTACCTGGTCTTCAGGGTACAGTTCTAAACAATCCTCAGCCCACTTTAACCCTTCTTCGGGGTTACAACGCTGGATTTCCAAAGAGGACATATTAGACATAGCCGCTCTAAAGTTAGGCTTTAACTCTAAGGCTTTCTGGAAACACGCTTCCGAAATATCCCATCCGTCCTTATCGTCACTCTGGACTCGTCCGTAGTTATTCCAGATTTCCGGCCTGTCAGGGGCTAAAGAAAGGCATCTAGTTAGAATGTTATAGGCCATTCCTTTCTTTTGGGTGTCTATAAACACCGCTCCCATAATGAAAAGTGCCTGCGGGTTGTTAGGATCTTTATCTAAGACTTCATTACACAGTGCTAACGCAGTAGCGTAGTCCCCTTGTTCTCTCGCCATCTTAGCGTCTAAAAGGATTTCATCTGTCATTGAGTCGTATCCTGTTGGGGTTTAACTTACGGTAATCAGGGTTATTTAACTGTTTCATGGCGTACTTGTGCCATTCCCTACTAAAAATACGTGAATTAGACTCCTTCGCCCACTGCATACAAATTGAGTTAGGTATCGTCCCGACAAACCACCTGTCTTTCTTCTTGTCCAACTTCTCAGCCGCTCGTTGGTTGAAGTCTAAAATAGGCTGTACGTCATGCTCTACTGTCTTAAAGATATTCTTACCGTTTTCGTGAGCGAAGTAAGTGGACATTCGCGTAAAGGGGTCGTAATTGAGTAGCTTCATACATCACCTGAGAAGGGGGACCGAAGTCCCCCGGTTAGGTTTATGCGAACACCATATCGGCAATCTTACCCGAAGCCGCCTGGTTACGAGATTCCAAAGTAAGCTCAGTGACAATCATTGACCGATCAGAGTCGCCGGTTTTAGCCAAAGGTACTTCCATGATTCCATCAACTTCAGCAAGCGCCCAGTATTCCATATCAAGGACAAGAATCGTACCAGGATTCATGAACCGATTAGGAACAATGGTATGCTCACCAAAGTTACTGACGTAAACATCAGCACCGTTGATGATCTGCCCCTGAGAACGAGGCGCTACATCCCGGTAAAGGGTTGCAATACCTGAAAGCTGAGACAGTTTCCGCTTGGCCTGTGCACCACCCATGATAACCATCGGGTCACCACCATTCGTCCAGCAGCTCGCGATGACCGTATCCAGAGGGTCAGCCAACTGAGTAGCTGTAGTAACAGTGACGGCATTGCCGATTACCATTGCCGTACCAGCGCCCGGAGTGGTCGAGGTAGCAGCGAAGTGGTACTTGTTAGAAGACAGCCAGGTTTCTACAGCAGCCAGGTTGCGTGCGGTTGCGGTAGATGCCGTGACAGTCTTGCTGTGGGTAGAAAGCACAGTACGTTCGATGTCACGCTTCAGCTCACGACCTCTTTTGGCGAGCTGATATTCGTATTCATCGGCGCGACCAGCAGTTTTGATCGAACGCTGTGTACGTGATACTGAGATAACCTTACGAAAAATCTGCGTCTGGTTACTCAGGCGTACAGTGGGCGTTGCGGCGTCTGCTGTGGCGTCGTCACCTTCCAACTGTGCGTTATTGGTAGCAGCGGCAGCTAGAGCGTCTGTTTGCCACTCATGCGACACTGCTGATGCTGTAACCCTCGGAATACCAGAGACAAACGGAGTTTCCATAGGTGATATGTCATAGATCACATCACTAAGGTCTTCCCTATTACCAATGGCATCTGAAGTGGTATAAGTATTGACTGGTAAAGCCATTTTATCCTCCTCGTCGCGCCCTCAGGAGTGCTACAGCATCTTGCATCTTGCCGGACTCTTTAAGTTGCTTACGCAACTTCTGGTCCTGCTCGATGTTTTGATTCACAGCTTTTTTACCGGACTTGATGAGTTTAGGAACCTTTTTGACTAACTTCTGTTTGGCTCCCTGAATACCCTTATCGTGCAACATGGCCTTATAAGCCAGATTCCACAACCTTGAGTCAGAGATTTGCTTCAGATCATCTTCGGAAAATTCGTTACTTTTCAGGTACTCCTGAATCTGAGGGAAAGTCTTATCAAAGTTCGGTATTCTGTCCTTTGATATCTTTTCCTGCTCAGAGCGAAATTCCTTCAGTTGATTCTGAAACTCCTCTTCCTGGGTTTTTTGGGCGTTCTGTACCTCTTCAAGCGCAGTCCTTACGAGATAGTCGTAAGCCCTTTCTCGGTCGGACTGATCGGCTTTAATCTGTGCGTAGCGTCCTGGGTCTTCCTCTTTCAACTCATTCAACTGACCTTGATCCATAGGCTGGATAAAGACATTCTTCAGAGTGTCAAGGATTGACGCGAACTGTTGTGCGTGTTGATTAGTTGCTTGAACAAAATCGTTCAATGCCTTTTCGCGGGATTTCTTGATTTCACCAATCTCCATCCCCCGCTTGGTAATGGCTGCATCTTTCTGGTAACGCTCCAGTAATTGATCGAGGGTAGCTTCGCTTTCCTCACCGTCTATATTTGTCTTGAATTTCAGCTTGCCTTCGTCATCAACGGAGACTTTACCTTCTTCAATACCAAATACTTGGGTTAGTTGTTCAGCATCCAGATCAATACTTTCAGTATCTTCCTGATCGCCTTCTGCCGTTTCCGGCGTTTCGGATTCCTCTGAATCCGCGACTTCTACCGCATTATCGTCGTCAGTTATTTCTGACTCCTGAATATCGGTTTCTGCTTCTTGTTCTGTTCCCGAAGCTTCCTGCTCAACAGGCTGCTCTTTATTCATCTCCCGTAAGCGTGAAACTGCGCTTTCAATAGAACCATCACCGTCCATCTGTCTTCTCCTTCTTAGCGGCTATCTTGCCTTCATTAATAGTTTTAACCATCATCTTTCTTAATGATTGAACTGTTCTCAGTTGGAATTTCAATAACTTTGACGAAGCACCGTCCTCAAGGTCAATAGATTCCCATTTCGAGTGAATATTTCTTTCTAGTTCATCAAAGAAAGGATTTAATTGATTCAATAACTCTTCGGTGATTTGTGCTTTCCTGACGGCCTCTCTTATATCTAGGCCACTAAGAGAAGTAGTATTTCCTCGTTCTCTTGTTCTATCCATTTCTGCTTCGCCTTCTCTATTCTATGTTCTGTTCGCGTAATATTAGCCCTGATTAGACGGATTTGCTTTTTCTTCTCAGGCGCTTTTGTCTCTATTGCCTGTAATTCTAAATACTTCTCTTTCAGGTAATCATTTAGTATCCTGTTTAATTCTGTGTAGCTGGTTATTAAATATCTACGACCGCCTATGATTACCTGCTTCTGTGGTCTATGTCTTACCTTACCGCCTGCGGTTGTTTTTTGAACAACTTGTATTCTTGGGATATTTGGGGCGTAACCAGTTAATTTAAGATATGCGGCAGGAATACTCTTTGTTACCCTGCCGGTTCTTGCGATAGGCGCTATCCCTGTTAGTGTTAATTGACCGGCTGGTATTTTCTCTCTGACTTTTTGCCTGTCGTTAGGGGCTATCCCGGTAAGCGTTAAAAGACCCGCTGGAGGCCGCTTTCTGATAATAATGAGTTTATTAGGAGAAATCCCTGACAGATTAAGCGCAGACCCTGGTATTTTCTTTCTTAGCTTCTGCCACGCAGTGGGTGGGTAAGAAAGAAGATTAAGGCTCCCAGGGGGGATTTGCTCGTTTATAGTCGCAGATTTAATCGAAAATACTGGAGCAATACCAGAAAGATTAAGACTGCCAGAAGGTATCTTTTCCCTTATCTTTACCCGTCTTGTGGGTGCAAACCCGGTTAAATTTAAGGCCCCATTAGGTATGGATTCTGTTGTAGCCCCACCGCCCCCGCCACCAAGCGCCCCCGCCTCGAAATCATCAATCCAGTTTACCGACGTAGCATTATCGGTTGTTCTCACGCCTTGTGTCGTGGTTGTTGTATCATCGGAGTAGCTCGCGTCGCTACCGATTTGCGTCCAGCTAGGCGAACCACCTGTTCCTCCCTGATAAAATCTAATGGTCGAGCCTTCGGCCTCCACTTTAATCCATTCATTGGCAACGCCTTGCGATGTGATTAAGTCCGTTTGAGTACCGCCGACACTCTTAGTTAAGCGTCGCCCCGCACTGCCTGTCCCCACCAACCGCCAACCGACGAAATTACCGGCATCGAATAAACGACAGGCCACGAACGAACTATTGTTGGCGGAACCTAATGTGACGGCACGATGGATGGTGTAATGATCGGCGTTGCCTTGATCGTCGCAATGGTAAATCGAGACGCCGACGCCACCACTTGTGGATGTACGTAGCACATCATTGGCGGCATTAACGGTCGCGCCTCCGGCCACGCCTTGGGATAATGCCCACGCGGTACCGCCCGATGGCGTGTGGCTCTCCAGTGCCGTATCGCTTGATTCTGTAAAATCATCGGTAAAAGGCATTATTCAAAATCCAGGTCGTTGACTGTTTCGTAACGACCAAATCCCGCATGCGATGCGTTAAAATACCTGGCTATTTTTTTTAAAAAATCCCCATAAACAACAATACCCGACAAGGCCGACAGCGGAATCCCCTCATTAACAATAGCGGACTTAACCGTATCAATAACATTTTGAGGAATTTCGCTGATGGGCTTTGAAAAACGATATGCCGGTAGCATCTTAACACCGGCGAGATTGTTTAGATTTTCGATCGCGGGCGGTCCCTCGACAATCACCAGCACGCGTGGTTTATCGGGCAGACCGTCGGCATCGGTGTCTGGATAGTGCATTGAGCATATAATGCCCATATTAGGCAATGTATCGACATAATCAATAATCGGATTTGAAACCGTGCCGCCTTTCACACCCGACCACGTTGTAATGAAAGCTCTTATCATAGCATCTCTTTTACCTCTTAAAAAAAAGGACACCAATGGTTTGCCGTTGTGTGTCCTTTTTTAATAGTATTTCAGCCATATAAAATAAATGCTCTAATATGGCAGGCGAATCACGGTGTTCGCCATTCGGCGGCGTTTTTCAAACTGGATCATCAGCTCAACTCAAAAGCTACTGGATCCGGCTCAAGAATTAATTCGTTACCAGAAGCTACATTAAACCCAGCCGTCGAGAGCGGAGACCAGCAAACCAATATAGATGCTGTTTGTGTCATTATAACGACATATTTAATGTCATTTAACGCAGTACCAGAAGCAGTAAAAACAACCGTAACAAAGTTAAAGCTATACGTCGAAGTTGTAGTTTTAACAGACCAGTTGACAGTCAATGCCTTACCCTCTGCGGGGTAAGAAGAGCTGTTCACTTCGTTGGTTAATTGACCACCACTTACCAGGGTGGCTGTTGCGGCATTACTTGTAGACTTGAATAGCCGCATCTTGAAGGAGGTATTTGTACCAGTTAAATCAATATTCCCCTTACCTAAGTGATTTTTAAAGGAATTGTAAAATTCCCAAGCTGATGCCGCCATTTTAGTTCTCCGTAATTGATACAGTGGATTGAGTCTTTTCTGTCATCTCACTGCCTCTTTTGATTAAATGGGAAATCAAACCGTCCCCATAGACATTTAAATTAATATTCATACCAAAGTTTTTCACAAATTGCATAAAGTCCATAAACTGCGCAATCATCCAGGGGGATACTTTAAAATCTCGTCCTTCAAATTCAAAGTTCATCGTTTTGTGTTTATCCGCGTCCGGTTGATCGTAACTGTGGTGCTTATTATCCATGTAACAGGAATCAAAACCAAAACAATGGAAATTCTTATACCCTAGTATGTTTAATAGTCTTAAAGCTCTTGGGGTAATTGTTGAGCCAGCCTGAACCGGTATCCACGGACTTCCTTGTTCATTAATAATCTCAAACTCCTCCTCATTGTTAATTGCGTGCCAGATATAGATTTTGTTACCTGTTTTCCCCGCCCTTTCAAAGACTTCAGGGTCGCATTGAGATGCGATGAAATACGTTGTCTTTTCGTCAAGGATAAACTCAGCATTACGGGGTTTCGCGTCTAATAGAACATGGGCGTGATAACGGATTCCGTTCTCCTTGAGAATATGCGCAGAGTTCGCTAAAGCTATTACTTTCCCATTAATTGATTTTATCTCATCAATATGAGATACCAGAGAAGGCCCACCAGCACAGACAATAACTTCAGTATCCTGTTCTTTATAAGGCCATATCTCGTCATGACCTCTTTTCAGGTTTTCTCTGATATTCTCCTTTATCTTGTCATTGTCAATATTAAGAAGACATTGCAGCTTGATTCCTAAAGAGGGGATGTCTCTTTCCCATGACTGGTTACTGCGTTCTTGAAATTCCTGTAGCTCTGCCGTTTGCGTCACGTTTAATCACCTTCTTTCCTACTCTTGAGATTCTTCCGGTGTCGTCATACTCAATATCCATATCGCTTTCCAGCTTTCCTTCCAATCCATGTACCTGATCCATCAATTGAACGATCATCTGTTGAACAGCAGGACTATTCATCGTTGCTGTTTCTTTTTTGATTTGTTCAACCATCAACCTAACCTCGGCATCAAGGTCGGTCTTATATTTATCCAGCATCATTCTAATCTGATCGCTATTTGCGGATATTTCATTAGAAACCATATTGGTCTGATGTTCTAATTGCGCTGTTCTTTCCTTAATTGCAGTTTCTATCCTTGAGCGGTCGTCAGAATTGATTTCTTTCATTGATGCGAGTTCAAGTTTTAGTTTCTCAATTTCAGACTGGCTTTGCGCTTCCTGGGCTTTTTGCTGCAATTGTGCCGCCTGGAGTTGGAGTTTTAATTCCTCCACTCTTGACTTAAGCGCGGATTCTTCTCTCTTTTGCTGAATCTTTCCTTCCTCGACCTGAGCAGTGAGTTTCATTATTTCTATATTTGGATCGCTCTGCGGTGGTGGCGGTGGTATCTGGTCAGGTGGCGTCCAGTGAACTTCAGAAGATTTACCCATTGCCTCTGTCATATTAACAAGCGTGTCGTAGACATTTTGAGGGGTTACGACAGGAACACCCATTTCAATGAAGCCCTTTTGCATATCAACCAATTGACCGTAATAAGCGATCTCTTCCTTGGTCGTCTTGTGACCTAATCCCACCCTGACTGAAAGGTTTTTCCTTTCCCGCCATTCAGCCGGGTTTACCGGAACCCACTTGTCGTTAAGCTGTACGACCTCTTCCTTGTTTGAGTATTTACGAGCAAGATGATGAAGGGTGAGGAATAATGACTTAAATCCCGTCTCAGCGAAGATACGGGCAATCATAAAGACCTTACCCTTGGCCTCGTTTAACATCTCCAAAACGACACCCGTATTTGCCTGAGCCAAGACATTAGGGTCTAACTGAGACCGAAACTCACCAATACGGTCGCTTGTTACCTTGTCCAACAGCTCGTTTAGCGTAAATGACTCAGGAGGAAGCCCACCAGGGCGGTCAACAAACACAGAATCCCCAGGAGCACCATCGACCTCTACTAACCCATAGGGTAGGTTTGTCAGCATGTCATCGACGTTTACTTTATTAAGATCGTAATACGTTTTACCGTTAATCGTTTGGTAGATATTATCCAAATACGACCGGAATAGCGTCGTTCTAATCTCCTGAATGTCTTTTAACAGGTCAGCGACAGAAAGACCGTAATATTTGTGCGTTAATATGATCGGGGTGATCGAGTGAACCGGATGGTAGTCGATTTCCTCGTAATCTATGAAGTCTCCCGATTTGAAGATTTTTAATAGTTCTGTCGATCCATCCCCGTCCATGTCTACGTATAAATAACATTCATAGACCTTAACCGGGCGCATACCCGTGTTTAGAGTCGCTGAATCGTCCCAACGCTCTTCACCGGCCAGATTCAAACGTGCAAGGCGTTCAGCGGAAAACTCAACCGGATTCTCACCGATTTCCATCTTTTTAATGTCGTCATCCGAATACCCCATTTCCCTTACTTCTGAAATGGTTTTAGTCGTTTGGTGACAGTTAAACCTCGCTTTCGACGGGTTAATGTCTTTCGCGTCGTTTGAGATTAAATGCTCTTCAGGGGCTAGGTTCTCGATACATTCCTCAACGTCTTGCTCCTTGTAGGAGATTTTAACGTCATATAACGTAACGTCGTATAATTGTCCGGAATCGTCTAGCTGGATACTTTCCTTATGCTCGGTTTTCTCGATTATTTCAACATCATCGTCCGCCACAAGGGCATGAAGCTCGATATCTAATAGATTATGGTACTCTTCCTTCTTAACCTCTTCGTTTTCCTCGGCATAGACCTTAACTGTGCCGGTTTTACTTAAAAGAGCGTCCTTGAACCACGTATAAGCGATTAGAAACCCTGGATTCTTCTTATAAAAGACGTAATTAAGGTAATCTGATTCCTGTTTGGCTTGTTGAACGTCGTCTTGATGGGTTGGTTCAAACTCTACCGCGTTACCAGATACGAATATCTCCATCAAAGTGGGCATGATCCATTCGATAGTCTCTAAAATATCCCTTGAAACTACCGTAGAACGGCCCTCAATCTCATTGCCCATCGGCTCACCGAGGTATCTTTCCATAGATTCCTCGCGTTCTTGACTGACCTCACTGTTATAGTGAGAGGTCGCCTGACGGATTTCTTCTTCTACGATTAGGAGTAGTTCTAGTTCTGATAGCTTACGTCGTTGGATTTCCAATTAAAAAGGCTCCAATGGTTCATAATCTTTGCGTGACCTCGTACCTATGGGGTTTTTGTTAATAGCGGGTCTTAGTTCGATAAAGTCGTTTTCAGTAATAATCTGGCCGAATCTAACGGGCTTCTTAGCGTAAAAACCACGTCGCATCTTAACTCGGTCCTCTTTGGGGTCTGGCTTTTCTGTCCCGAACATTTCTTTGACGGTTTTAGCCATTTCAACAAGGTCACGTAGGTCTTCAGGTTCAGCCGATAAGGGATGATCCCCATAATCCAGTGATGAGTCTAACGTGAAGTGTTTCTCTATCACCTCGGATCCTGCCGCAAGGGCTAGAACACAGGCCAGGGTGCCTTCCGCGTGGTCGGAGTACCCGACCCTGTACTTCTTACTCAGTTCCCTTAAAACCCCGAGATTCGCGTGTTCAGGAGGCGTAGGATAAAGGGAAACACAGTGCATCACAGTTAAATCTTTGTACTTTAATAGAGACGCGGCTTTGTCGATTTCCTGGTAATCACTCATGCCTGTGGACAAAAGAACCGGCCTTTCCTGTAGGGCGATAAATCTTAAATATC